GACGAACTTTACGATGGTATCAAATCTTTCACAAAAAGCGCTCAGCTTTAATTGTAAGGGTTGATGGCGGAATATACTAGGGCTTCTCAATACTATCCAAGATGTTTTACGGCCTTTTCAGGTCTTACTACACCGGTTGGAATCATAGGAGTCTAACTACCTAGTGTCACCACACTGTCAGAGCCTCATCATCGCATTAATCGTCTAGTGACGAATTACTCGGAGCAAAGCTCTAAAAACTACTTAAAGTTCTTCCTGTATTATTTAAAGTCACACAGGTTCCCAAGTGACTTGACAATAATGTTGTCATCCATCCTTAAAGTTTATACTCTATAGTGTTAGAGTGGCAATATTTTAACTCATTGCGATTTGAGCGCTAAATTTTAAGTTTATAGCTTAACCCACCTTTCTTTAAGGACCCGGTTTAATAGGTCCAGTCTTAATTTAGACCGCAAGCCATCGGACATTGCCATACGCTGCAAGCGTACCGCCCGATGTCTCAACGATAATGAGCGTGAACGCATCAGTACCGTTGGCTGTCACGAAATAGGTGTCACCCATCGTGAGTTCGGTTGCAACTGCGGCTGCACCGAAAGCCGTTAACGCACTTGAATAATTTGGAACAGCAGCTGCGTTTTTCTCTAAAGCAAGCTGAAAAGATGTAATGGCAACAGTCGATGTTACAGTGACGACAACATCAACAAGATAATTGCCAGCAGCTGGGACCATACTACCTGCTGTATTAACAATGGTCAATCCGTTAGTATTCGTTACCGCCAACGCAAGCGTGAACGGAGTCGCAGTCGTTGGCACTTCACCAGCGCTGGCACTATTGAAAACGGAAACCGAGTTGTTGGCTGGTGCAGTTGTGACGCTTTCAAGAATACGATCCTTGAAAACGCCAGCATAACGCACCCACAACTCTCCAATCTTCACGGCTCCTGCGCCGTTCGCGGCCACTCCGACATTCAAATTACCACAGTCATAGGTCTTAATGTCACTTGCACCAGGAAGCCCAGCGGGCCTAACATAGTGCCAACCTATCGAACCATTAATATCAGACGGCCTACAGCTGAGGGCACAGTTCTGATACGGTGCGCACGTTGCATTTGGTTCTGAGTTCTCCACTTGATTCTTGGTTGCTGGCGGCGGATCCGAAGCATCATAATCCACAGCCAAAATAACCTTACCAACGGCAACAGCCGCGAATTCGTTTGTTTCTGTAAGAAAAGAAAACTGTAGACTGGTAAACATGTACTTCTCGTACAACAATGCTTCTTTATTAAGCCAGGGAAACGTGCCGGCCTGGCCAGGGTTAATGGCGTACACAACATTTGTATAAGCAGCAGTGTTGCTAACAACGTCAGCGATATACTCCTTACCGTGAAACGGATAATTAGTGGACATTCGCGACGTGTTCATTATCTGGCTTACCCCTTTTCCTCGGGGCATAGTGGCTCGCATTGGTCCTATGCCTCCGGCTCCTCCCTTTACTCGCCGACGTCTAACCGCAGGGCGCTGGGCCCGTCTTGGTTGCTGTTGGCGTTTTGGTGGGAAAGGAACTTTACGAAGTCCCGCCTTGGGGACTCTTTTTGTTCTGGGTCGTTGAGGTCTCATCATTGAGTTGAGGCCTGGATTTATTTCTTTTATCGTACATCGATACTGAATACTTTGCTGTTCCATGGGGTACGATTCTGAGATGAACAAGTACTCTATCTCATCATTAGTAGGAATAGAAGCCAGAGCGGCTCTCCATTCAGGTGTATTACACAACACCGGTCCATACTTGAGGACTAACCAAGAAATAATCTCTTTAAGATACTTTCGTAACTCGGCGTCGGCCCAGCCTACTCGCAAGAAGGCGCTCGCACGCGTCAAAGTTAACGAAGGATTCCCAGGTTCACGAGAATAAAGCAATGAGGTTAAAAGCTTTTCTCGTTCATACAAAGGTATCGCAAAGCCTTTGTAGAAGACTGTATGCGCAGACAGGAAATCAAGTTCCTCTGCCGCGCGTGGTTCCATGGTATCTGACGTTCCAGTAATACCTATGGTCTTCCACACGTCAATTACAGTGGTAGCATTGTAAAAGACGTTCGCTCGTTCTGACACCGTCCATGTGTTATCATCGCCGCACAGGGCGAGAGATACATTCTCATCAAATGACTTATAATTACACATGTCGGCGGGTGCCAACATTATCCACGCAAAGGCTAGTAAAACATACAAAATCAACGTGTTATCGCTAATCGTGTTTACGCTGCCACTGGGATTACCAGTTGTCTTGCGGACGAAAATACCCTCACTTGTTATAATAACGGTATTAATCAAATTGGCATAATAATTCTGAATTCTAATCTTAATCTCTTCAGTTTGATCCTCCGAGCGTAACATTTCCCAGCGAAACTTCGCACACCCCCACATAAGGTATCGGCGAAGAGAGCTATCATACTCTTTTCCATCTGTCGCATAACCTTTTGGGTGACTCGCTAACTTTCGATAAAGCGTGTCCCACCCCAAATGTTGGGTACTGAAACCCACGACACTCGCTGTCTGCAAGTGGCTATCATAGAATTTTTGGTTCATATCTTGAAATAGCCTATTGCCATGCAGGGTCATCTCAATTGGACCAGCGGTAAACGTCCGCTGTTTATTCAAATCCAATTTCTCCTGTGGTCGCACTTCCTCTTTCAGGGAGCAACCAAAAATGGCAACATAATTGGGGTCTAACAAGCGATCCCAATCAACTGCAACCCACCCCAGAAATTCCGGTCTCTGTTCGAGTAGGTCTACCTTCTTCGCGTATTTCCGTGTCCACGGGAAACCCGGAGATGTGCTCATATCCAATCTAGGCACAACTTCATCTAAGGTTTGCACGCGAGAATTCTGCATATGTGGTCCAAAATGTCGGGTCATCCAATCAAACGCCATATTAATGGCGATCGTTCTCTTGTCATCTAGGACAGGAACGCTCTTGGCATACCGCGACAAGGACATAAACGCTGCATCTACATTTGGCACAGTTAAACCCCATTTGCTTCGATCAACGACCTGAGTCGTATCATTTTCAAACTGGGCAACTGACATATCCAAGTGTCGACGGTTCTTAGAATTGAACTTCTTCGGAACTCGTCCCAACACTGGAAAATATTGTGCCGGCAGCGTGCGCTGATGCAAGTCGCTAGGCCTAGCGCTTGCGGAGAACCCTTGCGTAAGGTCCTCCGGGTATTTCCCCCACCACTCACGGTCCTCTTCCAGGAGGGCCGCCGGTGGCGGGGGATTTACTGAAAATCCATTCCAGCCAAAAGGGCAGATTTCGTCTGCCTCCATTTGGCGATACGCTCTTCGGTTATGGGTTCAAATCTGTTACAAGATACCCCACCGGCAACATGCGTACCAACGATTTTCCCATCATCAGCTGCAATCACAATACCGCCGCAGTCTCCTACGTCGGTTGCAAAGCTCGAGAGCCCATCAGCAGATATTTGTCCAATGCTGATATTGGGTTCGACTTCATCACCTTTGGTGTACGACATCAAAAACGCCGTCTCATTCTTCGGGGCGCGAAATTGTAGGTTTCGCGACTTAGCCGCACCATGGTGGAAATATACGCCCCCATCAGGAGAAGTTGGTATTACTTCATTATCAAGTTCAACAACAGTGTTGTGATTCATGATCTCAACTTTCCCCTCGTGAACGCCGTGTAATGTAGTGTGGACTACGGGTCCAAAGACCGCTGCCGTTTGAATAAACTGGCCGTCAACAACATACTTATATACACACTCGGCGTACTCACGATAATGGATTTTAACCTTACCTAACATGGATTCTTGCTTCATGTTAACCGATTTTGCCTGGTTAGCGGTATAGGTATATTCGTGGTTGCGTGCTCTAACAATTGCTCTGCGTCTATTTCTGATACGACGCGACACAACCGCTGGGTCCTCATTTGGGGGCCTAACAGCGGCAAACTTCTTAGTCATCTTACGCTCCAAGGCGTTTCTAGGAACTGGTTCGCTCAAATATGAGTTACGATGGTCATAACAATCATGCTCCTTATGGCAGCGATCCAACCTAGGATGCGCCTCTGGTTTAGTGCAACCAGTGAAGTGAACACAATTACGACCTGTACAATCAAAATGACACAGCTCAGTAGAAGAGATAAGAAGAGGTTTTTCGGGGCAATTGGCGTAATGGATGCATTCATCGTGCATTCTTTCTCTCATAGATTTCTTCACCAAATCGCGTCTTCCCTGACGCTTGGCTACTTCATTATCTTCTATGGCCCCAGTAAATCGATCAATCTCATGTTCTGGCGATTGAACGTCATTATTCTGGGCAGGGTCGAGTTCAGATCCAGCGGATGGTAACTCAAACTCCTGTTTGGGACGGAACAAGGAACGGGCTGAAGTATTTTGCTTATACTTCATACGGCCACCAGAGAAAGCACCTCTGCCTTTCTTATTCTTTCCTTTTCCTTTCTCGAAGGCTTCTAACCCCCAAGTTTCGCCATCGGTAGCAGCGCTTATGTTGCGAGCTGCAACAAACGCGCCGATCAAGGCAAACAAACCAGTCGCAACCATTGCGATGGTTCCTTTGTTGGCCTTGGCGAAATTAATCGCTGTGGTCACACCAAATGACATTTTGTCCCGGACGGTTTTGAGAGTTGGATTGGTTGAAAACGCTTTCATTTTGCGCTCATACCATTGATCAACACACTCTCTGTCTTCTTCTGACTCATTCTCTTTCACTTCAACCACACGTGGTTGATCGTCAGAGGAAGCACTTACATACTTCTGAGGAAACGAAAACAAATCTTCTAAACGAGCCAAATCTTCTAAACCTTGTTTTACCATAGGTTGTAGAACATCTTCAGCTTCTTTACGAATAACCTCAAGTTTCTTTGTCTCAGCTTCAATCTGATTTAAAACCTTTTGAGCTTTCGCAAGTTGTTTATCCTTTTTAAGCGCAGCACTTTGAGTTTTCCTTTTCGCAGGACTCTTACGGGCGCGTTTTGGTTGTTTGTCAACAACAGGGGTTTCAAGAATGACTTCTTGGCGCTCAGCCTTGGTCAATTCTCTTCCCTCAAGGGCTTCATCGGCATCAACTTCCATCGCCCAGGAGATCTTCTCAACTGGCGGGAAAGTCGGCACTTCAGGAACAGTCGCAGGAACGTCAGGCGTGCTACTAATAGCAACCTCCTTGACTTTCTCACAATCAACTTTTTCCTTCCCTTTTTCCTCAGGTTTACATTCATCCTCTTCATGCAAACAGGTCAAACCTTTAATAATTGCATCTTTCGAGGGCTTACCGTCGCCAAACACAACATATATATCGTCATCACAGCGAGAGCAAATAATTTGCTTCTTATTCTTCAGCATCGCTGATGGTTTGCGTTTGGTAATCACACACAAAGGGCAAGGGTCATAATTTTCATACAATGAACGCTTTTTAGGCGGCCCTGCTTCTCCTTTCTTCGGAGTCAGCCCGGGAGCTAGCGGTTTAGGCGGCTGATCAACACCAGCGCTTTCAAAACCTTGGGTATCATCCCAATCAATAGCTTTCGCTCCTCTTTTACGAACATCAGCAATATGCTTGTTATGTTCGAGTGTGTCTTCAGTCGACTTGGCCTTCAAGTCGGCTGGTGTTTTACAAGTTTCGGGTGGGAAACATGCCGCGTCATCCTCTTCAGGGTCACAGCGGCAAAGGTATTCACCGCATTCTTCACAGAGACCTCGTCTCTTTCCGGCAAATTCTGTACCTTCTCCACTACGAATTGCATCTATGTTGGCGGGTATATCATCAGTTGTGGCTTCGCCCGCGGTATACGCGTGCATCCAATCAATCAACCATGTGACATACGGCACTTTTTCCAACATTTTCAACATCGGATCCATCCATTTATTAGCTTTTGCAAAGCCACATATGGGTATTATTATGAAACCAATTGTTGCCAAGACAGTTGACGTCAAAACTGCAAATTTATTATATTTGTGCAGATTGCCACGTCCCTGTTGTTCCATAGGAATAGGGGTATTTCCCGTCCCTAACACTATGTTTCCGGCATTGGTAATCACATTTCCGATTCCAATGACTGCATTAGTTGCAGTCTTAACTTTCCACCACCAAATCAAATTATCACATTCGGTCTCTAATTTCCCTGAAAGGTACTTTAGAGGTTTCATTAAACATAATGACCATAATAACGCAAGCGTAAATAGGCATATAATAATGAAAATACACACAATTGTAAATGAAATGATGCCGCAGAATATAAGATAAGCATTATCTGACAGACCTGCTTCACCTTCTGCGGTCGCGGTACCAACAATCATCATTAGCGTTGCTAAGAGAAATTGGAGTCGATATTCAATCGACAAACGTCGCGGGGTAGGATCAAGGGACATATTTTGCAAAGACTGGCGCAGTTCGCCCGCCCATTTGCAAATCTCAAAGGTGTCTTCATCCCCAAGCTTATCCAAGTCAACAGACTTAAGCTTGCGGGTAACACTCTCTACAGGGTCCAGATCCTTAGTTTCCTCTTCTTCATCATCGTGCAAATATCCGCCGTGAACGAAGGATATGGGACTTGAGTCAAAGCTGTTCTTCTGACCAGCTACGTTTTCTGATTGCTCAGAAAGCGCACTGGCGACAACTTCCTCATTGTTCCAATCCATCTCATCATCACTGTAGCTCCAGGGAGCATTAGAATTAAA